CGGAAAAATATAGCGCAATCTGCACTGGATCCGAATCGAAGGCTGGCAAGTAGGTAACGAACAGTCCCTGCAAGACGCGGGCAAACAGCAGGATGGCCACAACCATGTCCGCGGCCGCCATCACGCGAGCAAGCAGATGGTTATGCCGGGCACGTAGCAGGATAATTGACATCCCGGCATAAGTTGCCCCAAGCGCGACATAGAGGATGGTGAGCCGCGGGTTGGGTGACTCTGAGACCGCAGAGGCAACACCAATCGCGACAACGGCAATGACAATTGCGGCGACCGCGGGGCGAATCGCGTGACGATGATTCAGTAACAGAAAATAGGCCACCAATTCCATGCCATAGCCCACGATCTGGAACTGGTTGCCAAGCACGAAGGGAAGCGCTGGCATCAAGCTACGTGTCAGATTGAGCACGCCACCAATGGCCTGGGTCAATTTCGCCCAACGCCAGACATTGAGCGCCGGGTTGGGTTCGCGCAGGTTGGCGATATAGATCGACACCACGAAGGCGAACAGAAAGTTCCCGAGGGCCAGGAAGGTGGCCACGTTTTTTGCGTCAAGGAACATTGCGGAAATCAGGGAAGGCATGAGATGAACAGGGTGCGTAGCTTATCATGCATAACACACGCGGGCTTCGCACTCGGTTGCCATTTGCCATCCCACCAGCACCAATCTTTTTGCGATGCTCAGGTGCGCGCCAGAACCGAGCTGTTATCATCCTGCGAATGAGCAAACGGAACTTGTCGCGCCGGCTGGTTTTTCTGTTGATCGGCCTTCCGACGTTGTCGGCGACCGCCCTCGATCTCCAGCCCGGCGAAGTGCGTGCGCCGGAGATGGGTAGCACACATCTGCAACTCACCCAACAATACAGCCAGCGTGGTGACCGCTACATCAACGGAGAGAAGCAGACAGGCGATCCGAAGATTGTGGCGTCGATGTTTCAGGTACGTCTGGGGCATGCGTTTGAACTCGCTGGCCATACCGCTTACGTTTATGCCCAAACCCCGATGGGCTATGTGCATCCTGGCGGTTCGCTCTCCAGTCTGACGGGGGACACAGGTATTGGCGACACGATGCTGGCGTTTGCCTTCTGGCCATACGCCAATCACCAGACTGAGACCTACTTCGGACTCGCCGGGTATCTAAGTGTGCCGACCGGAAGCTACAGTCCGGAGCGAAGTCTGAACATGGGTGAGAACCGTTACCGCTCGGCATTGCAGGCGGGCTACCAAACACCGATCGCAGAAAATCTGCATTGGATGGGTGCCGTCGATGCCGTCTGGTATGGGAAAAACACCGAATTTGGCGCAAACCATGACACGCTGGAACAGGACACTCTTTACACCGCGCAAACCAGCCTACGCTATAACTTCACCACGAAGTACGCGCTAGCCGCAGCTTATTTCTACAGTCAGGGCGGAGAAACCAGCCGTAACGACCGACATCGTGACGACATCACCAGACTTCATCGTTACCAGATCAGCGGAATTGCCAGTCTGCCATTCGGAAGAGTAACGCTGCAATATGGTGGCGATCTTGAAACCGAGAATGGCTACATCGAGAAGAGTCGGTGGATTCTGCGTTACACGCGGGGATTTTGACTCTTGGCGAAACTACACATCCAGTCTCCGCAACTTGAAATATCAGATCTTCATCATCGAGAGTCTTCGAGTGGTTTCTGTGGCCGAGTTTCGCGACACAATTGACGGCAACGTCGAGGGTCTTCTTCCAAATCGGTTAACCGTCATTCGCGACACGTGATTTCCCGAGGCTGCTATGTCCCTTCGTGGCCGATGGCGTCCAGTCGGCGTTTCAGATTCGCCGCCCCAAAGCTGCCGCTCAGGTACTCGCCCATAACGCCGCCCACCAACGACAAAAAGCCCCGACCCAACCTCGTCATCGAGGCTGAGCCGGGGCTAATTCTGAACATCCCACTATTTACGTCAGCAGCATCACCTCCGCTTCCCGCCGGACCACAAGGCCCGGTAAGACTTTCCCGCCACCACGAACCCATCGCCGCAGTTCCTGACCGGCTGCCGCCCAATCCCGCTGATTCACCCGGAGCCGCAGCGTCGAAGCCTGCAACCGTCCTGCCCCAAGATTGAACGTGAAATCAACAATGGCCGCAAGACGTACCTCGGACTCCGTTACCAACACCGGGCAGTAACGCAACGTGGCCCGGAGCGCCGTCTGCAGATCCTGCGCCAGATAGACCTCAGCCTCACCCTCGGTGATCGGCGGATGATCGGGTTGGCAGAGATGGCCGAAGCCGATCGTCCAGTAGCCTGCCGGGCAGCTATAGGGATAGGCCCGGTGGGGATCGTGCTTCGGCAACCGATGGAAGCCCTCGAAGCGCTTGGCCAGGTCGATCGCGGCCTGCGGTACCTCATTGGCCAACCTCGTCACGACCGTACCCGGTCGAAAACGCGCCCAAGGAACCAGAAGTTCAGCACGCCGGCCCACAGTGCTTGATCCGCTTCGGTCCAGGCATGCAGGATCGCGGTACCCCAGCCAGCGCCTGCGGTCACCGCTGCCACGAACGCCGCCGTCTTGGCAGCGCAGTACAAGGCCATGAACCAGTAGGTGATCACCGGCCGCACGCTGGCAGAAAACGCATCAGCCCATGCCACGCCAGTTTTCTCACCTTGGGTGCGCACGGCATCGCGCAGCGCCTCGATGGCTCCAGTGTTCCAGGCCGCGTCCGCACTGGCCCCGATTTCAGACATGCGTTGCGCACCGCGCAACTTCTCGAACTCCAGCGCCTTGTCCTGCATGGACAGTTCGTGACTGCGCTCGCCATTGCGGTCCAGCCATTTGAGGATTTCCGGCGCGAGGCGAAACGCGCCACCGAGTAAGCCACCGAGCAGTGTCTCGATCATTGCGCACCTCCGAACAGTTTGAGTTTCACAAATGCGCCTGCCAGCAAGGCCATGACCATGCCGGTCACCAGCATCTTGATGATGGTCAGGCCAGCGGTTTTTTTGGCCTCATTGAATGCATCGAGCAGATTGCGCAGTTCTCGAATGTCGTGCGCTGCATCCTCACCATCCAGACCGACCTCATGCAGTGCATGTCGGGCTCCTCGCTCGGCGGCGCGCTCCAGAATTTCCTCGAATTCATCATGCGGCAGCGTCACCATCTTGCGTCGCTCGTTTTGTGCTGCGTCCATTGTTCAGTCCTCCAGAAATGCGAAACCCGCCTCGTGGGCGGGTTCAGTGGTTGCAAAGTTTTCAGTTCAGATCGCGACGCCAGTACTCCATCCGGCAACCTTGTAGGCGGACAGAACGGCCTCGTCCTCGATAAAACAGAGCCAGCCCACCTTGGGCGTGTAGTACTCCCATGTGCTCGCTACCCGGACGGCGATCTGGTTGGTCTTGCCTACCCACACGCCAGTGGCGGCGGCGGGGACGATGTAGCGGTCGCCATCGACTGGACTGGCCGGCGGCGTGGTCAGATCCCGATCTTTGACCGAGAGTCCCACGAGCGCACCGAGTCGCTTCAAGTTAGCGTCCATGCTGGTGTTCCAGCCCGACTCGCCCAGCGTCCAGCCGTAGGTGAGTCCAAGATTGGGGTCAGTGCTTGCCATCAGGTGCCTCCATAGTATTTGCCATAGTTCAGCCCGTAGCCTGCGCGGTCGACGCTGCGGGTCTGCTTTTGCCAACTGGTGTAGCCGGCGCGCACGGCTTCGATTTCAATCTTGAACTTGCCGTTGATGCGGCTCAGTCCGCTGTCCGTCGCTTCATCGGTGGTAAGGTAACTCCAGGCCGTTGTCGAGAGGCCCGTGACGGTCTTTTGCAGCGCGTTGTTCTCGTTGTAGACGCGCACGGTGTAGGTGGTGCCGGCTTCGGGGCCGATGTTGGCTTCCGTTTGCGTGACCAGATAAACCGTCTGCTGCATGCGGTCGCGGTGTGCCCACGTCAAGGCAATCTGGCCAAGAATCACCGTGGGCCACATCACGGTGTTCACCTTGACGTTCCCCGGCGGATAAGGACGAATCATTCGCCCAGCAAAGGTGTAGTTGTCTGCCGGTGCGGCGGACTCCGCCAGACGTCCGAGGCCGGTCGCCGGCAACATCTTGGCTTGTACCGTTTCAGCTGAGAGGTATTGCTCGGTGATCAATGCCTCCAGTGCGTCAGCGAACCAGATGCGGGCCGCTGCCAGGTGCGGTGCCGGCACGGTATCGAGTACGCCACGATCGACCGTCACCGTGCCGGCAACGAGATTGATCGCCTTGACTGCGACGATCTCGTTGTCGAGATAGGCATAGGTGTCGAGTTTCACCACGTCGAGGTCTTGGCCGTTGCCGATGGTCAGTACCGTTGCCTGCTCGTCGATGGCATTGGTGACTGTTGCATTCGGCGTAAAGCCCATCGCTTCCACCTCGGCGTAGGCGGCACTACCCTGGCGGGTCATCAGTTTGACGTTGAGCGAATCGCCAGAGGGGCGACTGGCGCAAGCGATCAGTAAACCACCTTGTGGATCCAGTTCGTCTCTGGCGGTCTGAGATTCGCCGACCACTCGTTTGACGACCGACCACCACGGCGCTTCATTCAACCGTCGATACGGCACCGGCGCGGGCGAGGTCAGCGGCGACACCCACGAGGTGGGCGTCGGGGAAATATAGGAGGCCGACGGCAGCCCAAAAATATCCTCCACGCACTCGATGCGTACCCGGCCGTCGGTCAGGGTGCCGTAGGACACCCGCACCACCCGCATCACCAATTGCGCGATGCCCAGTTCTGTCCATGTGAGTTTGAACACTTCCCCAATATTGAGGTTGGATGCCTGGCGGTTGGCAATCAGCGTGGCTTTGGCGAGCGGCACCGAGAGTTGCTTGAGGTCCCCGAGTGCAACCCGTGAAGCCAGGCTGCCATTAGCGATGCCGGGATAGTCAACCGTAGCTGATGACACGACACCACCGGCCAGTTCGAGGGCCGCCAGATCATGCACCGTGATAGCGGCATCCTTGTCGGTGGACCGGTCGCGGTAGCGCACCGTGATCTGATTGACCAGTTCGGACTCTGCCGGTCGCGAGAAGCTCTCCAGTTCCAGGATGTTCGACGCATCGAGCACCAATAAGCTCGAAACGGTGTAGTCCGCTCGGGCCAGTTTCAGAACAAACTTGCCGGTGCG